ATTGTCAGGTAAAACAATCGTATTATTAAAATTACCGGCCGCACTTACATGGTGTACACCAGCAGCGATCATTTCCTCAATAGGTTGTATATGAGTGCTATAATAGTTACCATTGGTTATATCTTCGATATAGGCTAAAATATCGGTTTTATTTTGATCAGTTAAATTCTTGGCATCCATATTAATTCCAAGAGTACTCCAAACATTATATGAACTTCCAAACTTTGGTGTGTCTGAGTTTCCATACGCGTTAATGCCTGAGTTAACAATGGCATATCGATCAGCCGCTGTTGAAGGTGCCCCAGCAGGAGATATATCAGAATATATATTATCTCTAAAAATAACTGAGCCTTTACTATGTCCGCTTGTTCTGATGTATTGTATTGCATCTACAACTATGGTCGGCCGACTATTTCCTTTTTGTTGGTGAAACAATTTAAATGCATCCCATCCATGAGTATTTAATTTTTTATCCGCATCATTCATTTGGTCTCTTGGCCATATATAAAGCTTAGATCCAGTTGCCCATCCGTATGTATTACCAGCTGTAATATACGCGACTGCTTCTGCGTGGGCATTCACATCTGGGACTGTGCTGAAAACTCCATAATTAACAGTAGGAAGTGTTAACATTCCATTTAAAGTATTCCATTGAAATGAGGTCTGTAATCTGCTTACACCCGATGTCATAAATTCTGGATCCGAAGGATCTAATACGCTGGCAATTTGTAATATAATATCAACCCCATCACCAATATATGTATTTGAATACGAGGAGTAAGAATCAGTAGAAAATGTTGTATTGTTTGTTTGACTTTGATGTCTAATTAAACCCCAGTTACCTTTTGGATGCGGGTTAGTAGCTGCATCATTTCGCATCATCACATAGTTATAATCACGATGGTAGTTTACAGTTTTTACAACAGCATCTTCTATTTCAGGAACATCTTCATCGGATTGACAAAACTTCACAGCTTCATGCTTTTCTAATGCTACTACTTGTTCGTCAGTACACTCTGCAATAAAGAATGTTGATCGATGTAAAAGTTCATCAGTCACTGTACTTACCATTGAATACAGATCTGTCTGATCATATCCAGGATTTAATATTATATTATATAGTTTTGTCATAATTATATACTTCCTAATTTAGTATTTATCTGCGCAGCAGTAAAGTTAATATTATCACTCGTGATCCTAACGCCTTGAGAATCGAATAGTGGTATTCCAGTATTATCTATGAATATAACATTAGCCGATGCATCAGCCCCAGCTTCAGATATAATTACTGCACTCTGTGATGTATCATTTATAATTACACTCACTGACAAATCAGGGTAATCATCTAATGTAAGTAGAAATGTCTCTGGTCCATTTTCTGAAAGAGCGTCGATAATTGTTGTAAATGTAATAGTGCTTAACGATCGTGTTGAATCAAATTTAAAGTTACCAGTTAATTCGCCTGTAATATCATCCGCGCTAATTCCAGTAATTGTATATGGTATTAAAGTGCTACTTGTATAAGTAACGTTAGTGGATAACGATATATCAAATGAATCACCTTCATCTACGAATGTGGCCTGTGTCTGTAATTCTAATACACGATCCGGCTCTAGTATGTCATTTAATTTAAATGAATTAGAAAACGCAATAGGTGGACTTGTTGCTTCAAAATAGTTTTGTAATATTTCTTGAAACTGTTTAGTACTTGTATTGACGGTGTGTGTTAATATATCTATATACGTATTCGAACTTACTATATTACCATCAATATCCAATTCGTTATATTTTATTTCTAAGTCGTATATTTTAGATAGGTCATCTCTCTCGTCTTGTAATGCGAAGATTAAATCTTGTCCAGGTGGAAGTTGCTCAATACCAGTTATAATTATCGGTTGAACCAAATTCGGAAACTTTAGTTTCTGTTCTGCAAAGGCTTCATCAGAGAGGGGAACCGGCCTGACATAGTTACCGTTCTCATCATCATAACCTTCTACGAATCGAGTGGCCGATCCCTTTGGAACATATATCACATAGTCATCATCATATAGATCTTTATATTCACCGGATAACTTAATCTGTTTATTCGTATCATTATATACCACACGACGCGTCACTCCACTGTCATCCCCGCCACGTGGAAGAAATGATATATCAGTGATATCAATTGAATCAGAAGAACTAGGATCCTGCATATTAATCGTAATATCGAATGGGATACCTCTTGTTGCCTCTGAGAGTGGTTGTATTGAAATAGCCATCGTATTAGTTCAGATCGATCCTTGCACCTTGTATGTTCACGTTACCACCTGCCTTCAGGTCTATATTGCCGGTGACGTCTGCCTTATAGTTACCACCGACTGTGAGATTGCAATCCCCGTTAATGGTCACGTTCGAGTTACCGGTAATAGTCACAGTATCATCTCCGGTCGTAATCTTTGTATGGTTCTTATTGTTATGCTCTACATCCCCATTTGGATGCATAAGGATATATGTACCGGACGTATGCTTGATATGGATACGTTCTGAGCCGGAGGTATTGTCGATCTCCACAAGATGGCCGGCTTCGGTTTTGTGTACCTTATTGGTAGGAGGGTTGAGTTGTGCCTCTGTTGGTATGTCAATCGTCCCATCAGTCGAGGATGCGATCGACCCCAGTATAATGGCATCCTGCGCACTTGGACCGTCACGGAAAAACCCCACGACCCAGGACCCGACCATCAGCTCATGGTTAGAGCCAAACCCTTTAAAGGAAGAGGAGGTATTCGGCATCATGACAGTCGACCAGTTCAGATGCGATTTATCTATGGTCTCATCATAGAAACCATACGGCATCACCTTCACTCTATTGGATAAGAGAGGATCGTCAATATCCACAACTGATCCAATGAACCAGGTGAACTGACTACCTATAAATTGATCTAAGTTTTTCATCGCGGCCTCCACACCAGATTTTTACCCGGGAAAATTTTTTGAGGGCATATGTTTGAAAATAAATCCGGCATTATGTATCCTTCTCTTGTATTGTATCAAGTGACTCTATATAGGAGTCTTTCTTACATAACACTTCCATGATATACTCATCCTCAAATTTATGGTTAATAGAGGTAACAAGGTATTTACCTGATAGGTATTTGTCTTTACCACGTTCGTTCTCAGAAGATTCAACAGACTTCATTACATTACAACTAATCACCATACCGACGGAGAGTTTAAAGTCACCGTATATATGAATAGTTAATACCGTACCATCCATGTTTTCTATATAGGCATTGGCCGTAAGCAAATCGGTATCATTTGGTGCATGGTAGTTAGACCCACCGCCGGCAGCTGAGGTGTTCAAACTCACATAAAAGTTAGTCGAATCGCGGTGCTCCTGTATGGCCCTGTCGTTTAGCTTCAGCCCAGTAGGTAGCACGCCGTTCTTATTCAGCATAAGGTCCTTACCGTACTCATACGTAGTCTTCTCATATGTCTTGGTAGCAATGTCTAGAGTGTGTAGCGTACTACTGTAGGCACCATTCGCCACATCTATATACTTAGACATGTTTAAATCGGTCGCAAGCTTTAATATCTTATTCTTTAATGCCTTTACGTGATCATCAGAACCCGGTGTTGTATTCATAACAGGCGCATGTATATACTCGTTATGACTCTCCTTATTGATCATATTCTCATAGGAATCAAAGTGAATACCCTGGCCGAGTGTCTCATAGAAGAAGAAAGGACTTCCGTTGTCATAAGATCTCCTTGTTAACCAGTTAATTAGATACATTGGTCGCATCCGTGGGTATATACCTTTAATAGTTTGTTTAGTTTCTGTATTGATTGATAGCTCTTCTGGGTCGATTGCTAATACATCTGTACATATATTCTGTATTAACTGTCCTGGTACGTTATCAAAAGGTTTAGATATGGTGTGTAACTGGCTCATATACGCATGCTCAGAGATACATTTGAGTACATATGTCTGTGTGCCTGGCTTTAATTTGGCATACGACGATACCTCTGATATCCTAAACGTATGACTGTACTTGTCCGATTGACCGTCAGTTAGCCTTCTTGTTATCAGTAGGTCCAGTACCTCTCCACTCACGACTTTTAGTTTTTCGAGCACATTTGCAGCATCCAGTATATTGATGTCACATTGCAATGATCCTGCATATAGGCTCTCACGTATACTGATTTGTGCACACAGGTCTGTTATATCTCGCACTTCTCCATTACTGGGTGTGAGTTTTACCTCTGCCAGGTTATATGATGATGGTATCAGTGCCTCAGAACCATTGGCCAGCTTACTATTGACTCTACTCATTGTTTATGATTGCCTCATACTTGTCTGCGAACTGTGTGATATACTTAGGATCTATCACTCTGATCTGTGATCTTGCCTCATTTGTATCGAATAGGTATGATCTATTGGTTCTAAATGATAACTCTCCGCTCGCCTCTCCTCCAGATATGAATATTCCGTTCGTGACCACTCTCTTGCTATTCGAATTATGGTACTCGAGGAATGGTTGTGACGTGTAACCGCTACTATCTGTATAAGATACTGTATCTTCTGCTGCAGCTGCCGTACGGTAATATGAATGAGGGGCGTCTATATACTTATATACGTCATATGTGTTCACACTATCTTCTGATTTGTTACCTGTTACACCTTCTGTTGCGTTTTGAGGGCCTGGGGCGGAGGATCCAAGGAATGTTCCTACTACATCTTGCAAGACTAACTGATTCATATCCGCATTCTTCTTAATTAATATACCGGTTGCACCGCTGGTTGTACCTGTAATGGTCTCTCCTAACTGGAATCTACCTGATAGACTGTTGGGATATGAGGATATGACTCCTGGGTCGCCGGTCTCATCCACACTTGGGTTAGTCGTGATCACCACTCCGGCGAACTCCTCATCCATATAGCTATGCAGCTTCTCTTGGCTCATAGGCCAGGCGGCAAGACCATCATGCAGGAAGTCATTTATGACGAAGAATGTCCAGTAATACTGTGTTGTGCCATATAGGCGTTGTGATACGATGTCTGGTCTCTCGCCATTCTTCACACTATAGAAGGAATATGCATTGAGATCATCTAGATATGCATCCAATGGGCGTGCTGCCCTATAGATATCGACAACCTTTTGCAAGATTCCATTGCGATCGAAGTCATAGTTTAACTGTGGAAATTGTTTGAAGTAACCCATATCTTATCCTCCCTCTGGCTGACTATTAGTTGTTTCGTTTGTGGGCACAGCGGATTCGCCTGGCATATCGCCTGGTGTACCTACCGTATGGCCCGCATTGTCATAGCCATCTCTGTATACAAGGTCTTCACCATATAGATCATCTCTTGTGATTGCACGTACCTCTTGGAAGGTCATTGAAATGTCTATTTCTGTTGGCGCTGCACCTAATACACCATCGTTTGTATGGAAAGAATTGCCTGTTGCATTGTAATTTGTGGACATTGTGGTAAGATATGTATCGATAATACGTGGCATATACTTATTTGGTAGGCCTCCAGACATGAATTCGATGCGGAATGTAGGTGGATATTCGAGTGCTCCAGCTCCTCTGGCCTTTGGATACATGTATTTGCGGAATGCATTCTCTATCTTATGGGCAATTTTTGACTCATCACGTGATGAAGGTATAAGCTTAAATGCAAATTCGAATGATCTGACGTTGACTCCTTCGAATGTAACCGATGTAAATGGATTTACGACAAGGCCTGATTTAAGTTCTGCCGCTGATGAAGCTGCTCCTGCAGTACCACCCATACTTTTAAATGATGCAGTCGCCCTTGATATGATATCTTCCATACCAACTGATGCGTCTCCTCCGAGCCTTGTGGCTTGTGCTGCAGCACCAATAAGCCCAAGCTCTGTACTACCATAATTCATACCATCATTTGCTGCCATACCTACTGGTACGAATAGATGGATGTCTGTGAATTCTCCCATTTCGCCTCTTACCATAGAAAATGATATATGTGGAAAGCCTTCTTCTGACACTTTTGATCTCAGAGTCTCTGGAAACGTTAATATTGTGTGTGACATATGCCTTTTTACCTTTATAAATAGTAATACATTTAATAACTATAGATCTATTTATATGGCTTACAAAGGTAAATACACAGTAAAGAACAAAAAGAAATACGCAGGTGACCCTACAAAGGTGACATATCGGTCATTATGGGAGCGTAATGCATTTCGTTGGGCAGAGACTAATCCGCAGGTACGTGCATGGAACAGCGAAGAGATTGTTGTACCATACAAGTGCAAGACAGATAATAAACTGCATCGTTATTTCGTTGATATGCTCATTGAGATGACCAATGGAGAGGTTATCCTTGTTGAAATCAAGCCCAAGAAGCAGACAACACCGCCTAAACCAATGCGTAAGACAAAGAAGCATTTGAATGAGGTCACCACATATATCAAGAATACATCTAAATGGAATGCTGCACAACAGTTTGCAGAGCATAAGGGTTGGAAGTTTCAAATATGGACTGAAGATACTTTACGCAATTTAGGTATCAAAGTGTTGAAAGGATAGTATAAATAGTATCATGGCAAGTTTATTCGACACATTACAGGCACAAGCATTCCGAGCAGGAGTAACTCCACGTACTAAACAATCACAACAATGGTTTCAGCGTAACGTCAAGAAATTAGGCGACGTGAGTAATAGAGATGTGTTAAAGGATGAAGCATTAGCAAAGACCACAAAGCCAAAGGTTGGTGATATGGTTATGTATTTCTATGATCCAAAGCATAAGGCAACTCTACCATACTATGATAGATTCCCTCTTGCGATTATGGTTGAACCAGCTGCTGGTGGATTCTATGGATTAAACCTGCATTACTTATCACCAGGCGTACGTGCAAGATTTCTTGATGAGCTCATGAAACTAGCTCCAAAGAATATGACAGACACTACCCGATTGCAAAGAATGAGATATAATACTTTGAAAGGTGTTAAAAAATATAAAGAGTTTGAGCCATGCTTTAAGCATTATTTAATGAGTCATGTTAAGTCAAAAATCGCGCGAGTTCCTATGACCGAATGGGAGATTGCAATATTCTTACCCACTGAAGAGTTTAAGAAAGTTAAGGCACAATCAGTGTGGAGATACTCAAGGAAAACATACGCATCATGAATAGTATAGATAATCTAAAGTCGACAATAGCTAAGAAAGGCGGTCTTGCAATGCAGAACCGTTTCCAAATATTTTTTACACCACCTACTGCAAACAGTATCAAAGCATTACTTAACTCAGACCCTAAAGATTTAGTAGGAGCTATTGCAAAAAACGCCATATCCGGCGGTAGCATAAAAAATATGATACCTGACCCACGTGATATATCTATTCTATGCGAATCAGTTCAATTTCCAGGCAGACAGATAACCACAATGGACTATATAGCGGATAGACAGCCTGTTAAGGTGCCTTACGGGATAATAAATGAAGATGTTACTATGACATTTTTACTGACTAATGATTATTATATGAAGAATATGTTTGATGCATGGTTAAGTGGTATAGTAGATGTCGAAAACTATAGAGTAGGCTATAAAAAAGATTTTACAACTGATGTAATCATACAGCAGTTAAACCATAAAAATATTCCTGTATACGGTGTGAGATTGGAGAATGCATTTCCGATTACTGTATCAGCGGTATCTTTGGACAATAATAGTGAAAATACTGTCCAAAAAATGAGTGTGACTTTGAGTTACGATAACTATGTGCCAGAGGATATAGTAGATACAGCGATATCTACTGCAACATCCATTGGCGCAACAATTGGTATTTAATATAATAGGAGAATATAATGGCATTACCGAAAATAAGTGTTCCACGGTATGATATAGAATTACCATCTACCGGTAAAACACTGAAGATGAGACCGTATCTTGTAAAAGAAGAGAAGGTATTAATGATTGCGTTAGAGTCTAGTGACCCTGCGCAAATTACACAGGCAGTAAGAGATGTTATCAGTGTATGTTATAACTTAGATAGTCTTGAGGACTTAACGACGTTTGACATTGAGTATCTATTCTTACACCTTAGAGGTAAATCTGTAGGCGAAGAAATGGATCTACAGATTAAATGTGAACATTGTGGAGAGTTAAATCCTCTACACGTAAATGTTAACGATATAAAAGTAACAAATGTAGATAATGATAATATAGTGATGGTGACAGCTGACGTAGGTCTGAAAATGAAGTGGCCATCAGTTGAAACATTTGGTACACTTGACGTTGAAAAGTTAAATACCGTTGAGGGTTTAATGGAATTAGTCATAGAGTGTATTGAAAGTATATTTGATAATGATGCAGTGTACGATGCTAAGCAAACATCTAGGAAAGAATTGGTTGAGTTTATTGAGAATTTAAACTCAGAACAGTTTAAGAAAGTTCAGGCCTTCTTTCAAGATATGCCAGTCATCGAGCATGTAGAAGAGATTGTATGTAGTAGTTGCGGCGAAAAAAGCAAAGTAGAGCTGAGAGGTCTACAAAGTTTTTTTTCATAGGCCTCTCACATGAGAGTTTAATTAATTACTACAAAACTAATTTTGCATTAGTACAGCATCACAAATATAGTTTAACTGAGCTCGAAAATATGTTACCGTGGGAGAGGCAGATATATGTTAGCCTATTACAGCAACATATTGAAGAAGAAAACGAAAAGATTAAACAAAGGAAAATGCGATGACTGAAGAAATTAAAAAGACTGATCACCCGGCCGATACTAACGGTGATGGTAAAGTATCAGATGAAGAGCATGCAATGTATCTTGAATTTAAGCGTAAAGAGCTTGATGATCAAGATGCAATGCGAGATGCGCAAAGAAAAATGGCTTGGTTTGCATTAGGTGGTATGTTACTATATCCATTTGCTGTAGTTATGGCGTCTCTAGCTGGATTAGACCAAGCACAATCAACACTAGGATCTATGGCTCCAACATATTTTGTTGCTGTAGCGGGTATTGTAGCAGCATTCTTTGGTGCGCAAGCCTTTACTAAAAAATAGGAATAAGCCATGGCTGACGACAACAACACAGATTTTCAGAAATTAGTCGATTTAATGGCCGAGAATAATCGTGCCACATCAGAAATTGAACGTGATGGTAGAAATACACGTCGTCATTTATTAGAAATGAAAAAGATGCAGACTGTTGCACTCGATACATCAAAGAGTATGGCCACTGTATTTGATAATTTCTTTGAAGCCATGGATGCCAATGCATTAAGTAATGCAGAAAAGGAAAGCGAAAGAGCATCTATCTTTGAAGATATGAGAGACACTCTTGCTGGAGGTATCGATGTAAACACTTCTTCTGGTAATGATGTTTCATCAAAAGATGGTAAAGGTCTGATGAGTAAGCTTGGCGGTATGATGGGTGGTGCCGCAATGGCCGCTGGTGCATTACTTGCCGGTGTCGGTATTGGCGCTGCTGGTTTGACCTATGCAATGGGTAAAATAGAAGAGCTAGATACAGACAAGATTAAAGAAAACGTTGATGACTTATTATCAATGGCAGAATCAGATAGAATGACTGTCGCAAACGTAGCGGGAGTCGCTGCTACAATGACTGCATTAGGTGTTGGTCTTGCTGCATTTTCAGTAGGTGCTGGTGCATCCGCTGCTATCGCTAAATTTACAGAAGGCAGTGATTGGCCACAAGAAATTAAAGATAACGTAGAGTCATTATTATCTATAGCTGATATACCAGGCATGGGTGGAGATGCTGCAGCAGTAACTGCAACACTTACTGGCCTAGGAATTGGTCTAGCCGCATTTGGTATAGGTAAAGCTGCAGACGGTGTTGGTACTGCTATATCATCATTTAGTGAAGGTAACTTTGCTGACAATATTAAAAAAGAAGTAGAAACTTTATTGTCCATCGATACTGGTAAAGACGGCCAAGTTGGTGACTTTGTTGGAACTATGTCTGGCTTAGGTTTAGGCTTAGCAGCGTTTGCTATAGGTAAAGCTGGATCTGGTGTTGCTGATGCAATAACAGCATTTCAGGGCGATAACTTTGCTGCTGATATTAAGAAAGAAGTAGAAACATTACTGTCAATTGACACAGGCGCTAAAGGTGATGTTAGTGGATTCGTAAAAACTATGACAGCTTTATCGGCTGGCCTTGTAGCTTTTGCAATAGGTAAAGGTAGTGCTGGAGCCGCAGATGCTCTTACTAAATTTACATCTGGTGATAACTTTGCTGAAGATATTAAGAAAGAGGTTGATACGTTATTAACCATTGGCGATGGCGCTGATCTAGAGAGAACTCTTGCTGCTACTGGATCTCTTACTGCCCTCGGTGCTGGATTAACGGCCTTTGGTGCAGGTAAAGGTGTTAATGCTCTTGCTGATATAGGCTCATCAATTGTAGGATTCTTTACTGGATCTAAAAGCCCAGTAGAACAAGCAATTGAAGTAGGTGAAAAGGCCGACACAATTCAAGCCGGTGCAGATGCATTTAGTGCCTTTGCCGATGTATTCCAAAGAATGAGCACAATGGGCGAAATGTCATTTGGAAATATTGATGAAGCTATTGAGGATTTAGATCAATACACAAGGACATTAGAGACTATTCTGCAAGGTGGTACATTAACTGATGGATTTAACTTTGAGACTGATGGCTTAGCAAATCTTACTCAAGACGTAGATAAAGCTGTAGCTAATATTAATAGAGTCCGAGGTGCATTACAACTAGAGCAAAATGATAGTGCCGTAGTTCAAGGTACTAGTAACGATCAAGGTAGTAAAGTTGTCAATCTTTCAGCTGAAAATATTGAGTTAAGATTCCCTGAAAATACCAGTACTGGTCAATCAAACAACGTAGCTGTTGCCGATAATAGAAGTACTGCATCTAGTGTAACTACAAACGTAAACATGACGCCTCATGATCGAGCATCGTCTACTGTAGCTGGTCCATACGGATAAAAAAGGGGACCCGAAGGTCCCCAAAAAAGCGGTCTGGTTTACGATTTATCAGATTCGCCCCAAACTCTTATTATTTTCTTAAAACTAACCTTGTTGAGCTAGCTTGTCGAAGTAAGACAATGTG